GAGATCGGCTGCTGAAAACGGTCATCTCGACGTTGTGAAATATCTCGTCGATAATGGAGCTGATATTCATGCCGATGATGATTATGCGCTGAGATGGGCTGCTCAAAATGGTCATCTCGATGTCGTGAAATATCTCGTCGAGAACGGCGTTGATATTCATGCTTACGATGATTATGCTCTGAGATGGGCTGCTAGAAATGGTCATCTCGATGTCGTGAAATATCTCGTCGAGAACGGCGTTGATATTCATGCTTGCGATGATTATGATCTGAGATGGGCTGCTCGAAATGGTCATATCGACATGGTGAAGTATCTCGTCGATAATGGATCTGATATTCATGCCGATGATGATTATGCGCTGGGATGGTCTGCTGAAAAAGGTCATCTCGACGTTGTCTAATACCTAAAAAATGAAATTGCAAAAAATTAAAAATTATGTTAGACTATAAGTCAAATTAAACAAAGGAGAAAATAATGAAAAATTCATTACAAACTAACAAGGGCATATTGCCTAATTCTTTTACAGAAATGCTAGAATTCTGTGAAAATCTATCTAATTCAGAATTGGTTCCTGCTTATTTTCGTGGAAAGCCTTATGATTTGATGCTTGCATTTGATACAGCAAAAAGATTTGATTTGCCGATTATTGGTGCTTTGCACCAAATATACCCTATTATGGGGAGGGTTTGTCTTGGAGCAGACTTATTATTAAGTATAGCAGCAAGACACCCTGATTTTGAATACCATGAAATAGAGCTTACTGATACGTATTGTACTTGCACCATTAAAAGAAAAAATTGCAAAAATAGTTTTATTTATAGATTTTCAATTGAAGATGCGCAAAATATTATGGTTTACGAAAAAGGAAAAATGATGCCAATGTCTGAAAAGTCAAATTGGAAAAATAATCCAAAAAGAATGCTTCGGGCAAGAGCAATAGCATACTGTGCAAAAGACGCTTTCCCTGAATATTTGGCTGGTATTTATGAAAAAACAGATATTGAAGATAATGGAGAAACTTATAATACTATTGTGAATCAAAAAGAATCTACAATAAAAGAAGGTGAAACAGCATCAAACATTCTCTTATCAAAAATTCAAAATTGTGATATTAAAGAAGAAAATGAAAGTAATAGCATTGTTGAGATATTTGAAGAAGAGTATGGACATTATGATAACGAACTTAAAGAAACTAAGCTTCAAGAAGATGATCCTATAATAAAAAGTTCAGTCATGAATCTTATTAGATTAAAAAAAGAGGGTAAAATACAAAAAGATTTAGAAGATAAATGGTGCGAAAAGGCAAAAATTAAATATCTCAATCAGATGAGAGAAGAAGATGCGAAAAAATGTATTGAATATTTAAATAAGAATACGGAGGTAAGTGTGTAAATAGTTTTTAATCCTTTGTTTGTACTAATTACATACTTCCTCCACTTTAATTTAATAATTAGGAGAAAAAAATGGAAAAAACGTTACTATCATCAATAGTAGTTGCTGCATTAATTTATAGCTCTGCTTCTTATGCGGAATTAGATAGTAATTATGCTAATCAATTCTTTAAAGTTAAAAAAGATAAAAGTACATTAGAAATGTCTATCAGTACGTTTACAAAAAATTCTAAAATCCCTAGTAAGATAAAGTCACTAACACTAGGATACTCTGGAGAGGTAACATATAACATCAACAAAAATTTATATTTATCTGGTAATTTAAAATATTATGGAAATAAGAATTTTTCATATGGCGCAACCGCTGGAATTACGGCATCAAAAGGAATTTTGTTGCCTTACGTAGAGGTTTCATATGATCAATTTTTATATGATAAGAAAAAAACTCATTCCGAATTTGGGTATGATATTGGCGCTGTTTTAAATATTAACAAATATATAAATCCATATGCCCAACTGGATAATTTTTTAAATAAGGATTCTAATAAGGAGATGATGGAAGTTGGTTCAAAATTTCTTATAACAGATAACATAGGATTTAAACTTGGATATGCATTTGGAATTCATAATAGTCAAAATAGCGCAAATGTTAAGCTAATATATATGTTTTAAATAAATTTATTTATGTTATAATCCTACTGCGAAACTAAAAATTTATGTTTTCGCAGTAGGTAAAATAATTATACTTTTCTAAATGAAATATAAATAGAAGAATTTTTAATAGACCAATTATCGGAATCTACACTTATTTCAAAAACTGCAATTATTGGGATTGCTATTGAGAAAAAGAAGGAATGATAATTGGTGTATGGGATAGATGCATGTGATCCGCTAACATTAAATCCAGACAATGAGCCATTAATGGCTGTTGTTTCATTTTTTACGCGAAGTGCTGCAACAAAATTTGCATCATTATTTCCTTGGCTGTCATCATTAATAATTGCGCTATAAGTGGATATATAGTTTCCCGCTGGAAGTGAAATATCACTTCCAGAAACTGAAGTAACCGGATTATTCCTAGAAAAAAACGGAGAAGAATTAAAAGAAACAGGCTGATAATTAGGTATTCTAGCAGTTATTGGCAAATTTTCTGAGTTATAGTACGCTGCAAATTCAAAAAAGCTTTCTATTTTATCCAATACAAACTGTTTATTTGATGCATCAGAACTATTTACAGGATATCCTATGTTTGCTATTATTTCGTTATTTGCATCTAATGACTTAAATCCTCCTGGAGAGCTAGGGCTGTTAATGATAAGATCAATATCTTTTAAATATTTAATAGACATAACTATCCGTATAAAAATTATACAAATATAATATTATATCATAAAAGAATTAAAAAAATAAGGATTTTAAGTGCGTGTAAAAATAAAAAGCAGGGGGATCCGTAATAACAATCCTGGAAATATACGACATGGAGAAGAATGGAAAGGGTTGTCAAAAAAACAAACAGATGAAAGCTTTTGCCAATTCATTGATATTAAATATGGAATAAGAGCTATTTTCAAAATACTCCAAACTTATAAAAATAACTATAATATTTTTACTATATGTAAAATAATTTATAGATGGGCTCCCACTGAAGATAACAACGATACAGATAATTATATAAAAAGCGTTATTTCCTATATGAATCATAAAGAAAAAAACATTCCTTCTGACTATAATGAAGAGTCTGAAATAAACGATTCAAATAATTCTTTATTTGTAATGGCATTAATTAATCACGAGAATGGAGAATGCCCATTTTCAATAGAGTTTATATCGTCGTGTAAAAATTTACCATAGATAATAAATGCTATTTAATTTTTCTTATTTTCCACAGATATATAATAAAAATTATAAGCAAAGGCGTATAGATTATATCAAATATATTTACTGACAGCCAAAAATATTCGGTAAATTTACTGAATTCAACAGAATCCGAATGTGAGTTATAATATAATGACGGAAACTCAAATATCCAGGAAAAAGCAAGGAAACAAATACATGATATAAAGAAATATTTAAATAAATTTTTGCTATCTTTTATCATAGAAAAAAAACCAGATAATATTTTTTTAAAATCAATAAAAGAAAATAATTTATGCAGAGCTATTATTAACAAAGTTTTTTCTAGCAATAATTTAATCTCATGTGAATCTGAGTTATTATTTATTTTATTCATTTTTACTCATAAATATTGTTTTAAACATATTTCCAATTGTCATCAAAACATCTTCTCCCTGTATTCCAATAGATCGGCCGATAAGAATAATTTGTATCGTAAGAAACAATCCATCTGGAACCTGTTTATATGATTGGTTAACATAGTAAAAAAATCTATGACCTCCAAGGATAGACCATAATGGCATTGTAAACAGAATGATAGAAATAATTCTTACAAATTTACCATTTCCAGACGCCATATGGTTTATTTCTTGTTTTGTATTACAGCGGTCATCTGAAGTTATCTTTTTTATTTTTTCATCTTCTGCTATAGATTTTGTTTTTTGCCTGCTAACAAAAACACCTATTAAAGACTCTATTGCAGATAATATTAAGGGGAACATTTTATTACCTCAATTTAAATATTGCGCAAATTCTTGCGCTTGTAGATGTACTAAATACATCGTCAGTATAAAAATTTATAACATCTCCTGAGTTGAGCTGAGTAGGTGACAATTGAAAATTCAAACTATTTGAAAAAACACCATTAGGTTTGTTAATATATCTACCAGCTGAAGATCCATTAGAATATACTACAACTCTAAAAGAACCAGATGAATCATTAGAATTGACAGAAAGGCCAATAAGATTGCAGTTCGCGTATAATGGTATTCCAGTATTTGCGTTTTGAGGAGCAGAAGCACCAAAAGACCATTCAAACCCTCCTGCAGGAACTCCATTTATTTCTGCAATTATAAAAAATATTGAAGAGGAGTCAACATAGCTTTTTGTGGTAGCATCCGCTGTGTCTATTGGTGCAGAAACATTTCGCAATCTGAGATTATAGCAGTTAATGCTTGCTCCAGATCCATACAAAACTAATCCAGAATTAATTGAAGAATCTTTTAACAACTTTCCAGACGTTCCGTCAAAAGCAGCCAATGAAGAATCAATACTTGATGCTGGACCATTAGTATCACCTTTATTATCATTAAGTATTTTTCCTTGGGCTGCCGATAATACTTTGCTGCTATCTGTGCTAGTCAGTGTATCTTCTATTTTATAGCTAGTTAAAACGATTGGTCTTTTTTGAACAGCAAGATACCAAGGATTTTTATTAAGACTTAATGATTTTATTAATTTCCTATCATTAATGTTATTAACTTTCGTAACATCTAATATTTTGAAATTTCTATTAATAGAATATACTTTTGATCCATCTATATTAGAGTCAATTATAGTTGCTCTAAAATCAGCGCTACTTGGATTTGATAAAATTGAATTATTTGACCCATCTATTGCTTGGATATCATTAGGTTCACCAGCGCCCATGTATATTATATCTTTGTAATGATCTGCATAATTGGATTCAACATTTTTACTAAATGTGTGCAATAGTGAAACTGTATTATTTGTTATGTCAACTAACTCGACTTTATTGTTGTTTATGTCAATTGCATATGCAAATGTGCCATCTGAATTCATACTAAAAAACAATTGAGGCGGAAGAGATGATGAAATAGTTGCAGCTATCGAAGATGTTGCAATATCGTAAAATAAAACACTTGTTGATGTATCCTGATATAGACCTACAATTAATTTATTCAGATTATTTGAGGTCATGATATCATAAGAGGAATTACCTGTTGGAATGGTTATATTTGTTACAGATTCATCAGTTGTAGATATTTCAAAAAAAGCATTTATGATATTTGATGGAGCAGTTGCATATAATTTACTTTCGTCAGGAGAAAGCGCTAATCTTGAGTCGGGATTAACTCCAATGATTTCTATGGTTGTAATTTCTTCAAAGGTAGTGCTATTAAACACAAAAATTCCTGATGTAGAGCAAATATAGCATTTGTTATGAACTCCAGAACAGATAGCACGTCTAATTGTTGTTTCTGTTGGATTCCCAGCAATGAAATTTAATGTTTTGGTAACTTTATTTAAAGAGGTATCTATAATATCAACCGCTGATCCACAGCAAACAAATAAATAAGCATAATCATTTCTAAAAAATAACGTTTGAGGTGCAGAAGAAGTTGCAATTTCAGTTACAACTTCATCTGTGTTCGAGTCAACTACCGTTATACTATTATCACTATTATTGGACAAGTAAACGTAATTAACTTGTGGATTTGATACAAACAAAGAATGCTTATCATCAAGACTTTTCCCTTGATAAGCATCTAACGGAGACCCAGCAGTTGTAGTAGTAAGATTATTTTTCAAATCTGATACGCCAATTTTTGAATCAAGCTGGTTTTTGTTTACAGCATCTCCTGAAGCGCTCCCGTCTTTGACATTTTTAATGTTTTCATTATTTGCATCCAATGACCTAAATCCTCCTGGAGAGCCAGGGCTGTTTAATACTATATCTATATCCTGTGCTTTAATGGTTGACATTGTTTAATCTCCACATAAATGTAATATTATGTACAAATCCACCTTCCTTCATTATCGCAGCATTCTGGAAGCTGAATGCATCTAGGATCTTCTGTTGTTGGCGATGTAATGTTTGCTGGGAAAAGCGTTGCAATTGAGTTTGTAATACTGCTAATTGAGCTCGTAACATTTGAAAAAGCAGTTGTCATAAATGATGTTGTTACATTAGAAAATTCTTCAGTTGTCATGTTATGATAATCGTCATCATGACTATGTAATAATTTTGATAACATAATAGATAGTGCAGACAAAGTAATAACAGATGCACACGCAATCGCTATTTTTTTCTTTGAAATTCGATTATACCATTTATTATCATCTTCTTTTATTAGCATCTCTGTTGTTGAATTATATACACCATTACCTTTATAAATGGGATTTCTAAATGTGCAACTGGATGATGCTCCGACTACATAATGTAAATCCTCTGCATTATCTGAATCAGAATATAATGTTTCAATATCAAATCCATTTAATTCAATATAAGAATCTCTATTCCTCATTATGACCTCGTTATTTTACTTTAGTTGAATTAATTTCATACATCTCATTATTGCATAAGTAACAAAATGATCCCCTATCTTTATTGAAAAATATTTTTGGAGATACGCTAAGCAATTCATGTAGAGATGATGCTTCAGTGCTTTCCATACTTAACGAATTAAAAGATGTTAGTAATACCGAAATTAAAAACACATGACCATCTCCAGAAATCTTATACACTAAATTATGAATATCTACAGTATACCAATCTGGATCTTTAGTATATACATGCTTCTTGAACGCTCCGCTTATTATTTTTTCTTTATCTGTATAGTCTTCTATATAAATAATGCCATTATTTGTTTCTAAGCATTCACATGCCTCTTTTAGAGTCAATTCTCTTGATACAGAAGACTCACAATTTATAGCAGATATTGATACTGTATTATTGTTACATGTTGCTACAAAAAATGAATTAAAATAATCGCCATTTATATAAATAATATCTCCGGTATTTAATAAATGTATTGAGTCATTAAAAAATCCATCAGAGAGCACTATATTTTTTTCAGTACCTTCATTTTTATAGGTCCACATTCCAAATTGATCTTCATACCCTGAAAGACCCTTAATAAGCTCATCTCTTGAATCACAAGAATGAAGATTTCTTGAAAATGATTTTAATTTGCATTTTTTTTTCATAAATTTTAATACCTTATATATTTGATACAATATAATTTCCATCATTTGTTAAAATAAAATCTGAATCATTTGTAACAATAAAATTGTTAGATACTGATTTTTTATTATGATTCACAAGAAAATAAAAAAACGAAGAAAATGATTTAAATGGATTTCTAAAAATCATAATATATAATTCCTATTATTAAGAGAACCATTGAAGTCCATCTGCTGTTGTAGATCGCGCATTTCCTTCCCAGTCATTACCAGAGGATAAAACTTTATTAAATAAAAATGGAAATAACTCGTTTTCCACAAGATTAGAAATAAAATAATTTTTATTATCTACCCCTGTTACTAATACACCACCAGGTGCAGAACATCTTATAAATTTTGCAAATCCTGGGTAGTCTCCAACAGATGCAACTGTAATTATATTATCCAAAACAACGGATCCAGAAACCCTAGGCCAAAATCCTATTGATAATATACTTTTATACATGCTATTCATAATTAATTACCTCATAATTTAATACTTTATGCAAGGCATCAAAGAAATATTTTCACTTTTTTCTTGTACTGTTAGTTCACTAGGAACTGATCGTTGAGTAAACCATTCGAGCGTTCCTTGATAAGATGAAAATTGCTCAGCGAATCCAGCTTGTCCATTAACATGGTTCAACCACATTCTTTGATAAGTACCAACCTTATCACCATAAATTCCAGGAATAAGCGTACTCCTTGTTCTAACGCTATCATCATAGATAGAACTATCATTCCAAAATCTTAACAGTCTTCCTCTAAAATCTGGAACAGAAAAATTAGTTGAATTAATTGCACGGCATGTTTTTTGTGCTACAGTTAAAGAACTATCCGTAGAATCTACTTTGACTTCTATTCCAGTTTTTCCAGAAATATTAGGGTTAGAGCCTTCTGAGTCTTTATTATACCATACATAGTATGCATCTATTTCAATATTAGTTTTAGACGTAAACTCAAAATAACTAGATTGAACAATCGATGAACCACTTACTACAGAAATATTCCATTCTTCAAGTCCATTAATTGCATTTTGAGTTTTATATCTTACAATATTTTCATCATCAGTAGATAATAAGTTAACCAATATTCCTGTTTCCCCAGAAATCGAAGGATCAGTTCCAGTGCCATCAACCTTATACCACACATAATAACTAATAAGTGGTGTATTTTGAGAAGCCCTAGATGAAAATTTCCAATATTTTCCTGCTAACGTTGATGCATTTGTAAATACTATGAATGCACTAAAAAATGCTAATCCTTCATGAATTGAAAATCCAGATGTTCCTACAGTTGGTGTTGGAGTTGACGGTCCGTGATCAAAATACATAAACATGTAATTTTCTGTTCCGCCCTCACTTGGCCATAAAATACAATTTGCATTATATCCAGCAGTCCCCTTATGAATATTTGAAAATGTAAATCCAGTGGAGACAGATCCATCAATCACATCACTAACAACACCTTTTAGGTTATTTGAAAGAATAATTGATTCTGGGCTATTATCTTTGTTTACAATTGCTGTGCTATAATGGATACCAGTTCCATATCTACCTATAGATAAATTCAATGGATCTCCTTTCGAAAGAACCGAATATAATCTATTATACGGTATTCCAATATCACTATATTCTCTAGTAGAGTATTGTGATCCATCGCATAATAACCATCCGTCTGGTATATATTCTGTTGGAAATAAAGAAATTTTTGATATTTCTCCTGTATTATATTTCCAACCCTCTTTCGTCAAAATTGGGCTTAACAATAAATCGTACCCATTTGGGTCTGGAACTGGGAATCCTCCGCCTAACGCAGACTCAACCATTGATCTATTTTCGGTATATGGAAATAATTGACTTGATGTAAGTGATCCATAATATAAACTTGTTTCAGAAATTGATATGTTAAATCCTGTGTTTAAGGGATATCTTATGGCAACTTCTATATAATCTGTATCTGTTTGTGATAATTCTTTATTATTATTATTTCCAAAAGAAAATGAAATAGCAAATCTATTCCAGCTTAAGCCAATTTGTACAGATCCTAAAGATATTGATTCTTCTGTTGATGGAGCATTTAACCCAAAATTCTTAACTAAAAACATGTTTAGTGTGCCAGGTTGTTGCCCAATAGAAGAAAATATAAATGTAAAATTATCATTTCCCGCAAATCTATGTACATTGTAAAATCTAAATCTTAAGTCTTTTATTTGATCATTATTCTGAGACTGTGAATTTACATTTAAAATATATCTTGGATTTCTATCTGGTGGGATTGCTTCTCTATAATCAGGACTCCTTTGAAAAGTAATTATATCTTTTGAGTAAGAATCTTTATTTCTAACAAAATATATTCCCCCCTGTCCTATAGCAGCTCTATCATTGTTATCAATAGCTGAAAACTCAGGATCTCCTCTAAACTCACCTTCTTCATGAGATTTTGTTTTTGGGAAATTATTGTGCAATAGGAACTGACCATTTGATATATAGTTTTCATTTTTGTTGTATTGTTCATTTCCAGAAGAATCATATATATCTGGATAGTTTTCTCTTGTAAGCTGTAATACATTATCTTCAGAGTATACTTCTATGAAATAAGTTTCAATTTCTTTCTGTAACTCTCCATCAACTTGTTTAAAAGGAGCAAAATAAATTGCTTCATCAAATGAACCACTAGCATTTAGCACAACGGAACTTCCTAAAGATACAAATATATAATCATTTCCAGACCTTTCTTGTCTATAAACATCTTTTCCTTCTGTTCTTGCGTTATCTTTATAAAATTTCACATATCCATTTTTTAATAGTGTTTGATCGTCTTTATTGATAAAGATTTGCTGTAGAGCTGGCGCTAAAAAATATACTTGTGTCATTTATTTATTCCTATTATCGTAAATATTGCTGTAAGAGTTAGACGCTACATTTGGAATAGTTTTTTTCAAAATCAATCCGGCGAGTTGATTTTTAACATTATTATTTAATGATTGTTTTGCATAGTTATTAATAAATTCTGAAAGCTCTTGTCCAGAAAGTTGCTTTGATTTCGAAGATATTATTTTGTACGGTATATCCTTAATAAGATCAGGCAAAATTGCTCCTCCTGCAAACCCTAAACCGAAATTTTCTAGATGCCCTCCTACACCACTTAATAATCCACCAAGGGCAGCCCCAGAAATAAGTGGGTGTGATGATAGAAAACCTAATATTTTTCCACTATCTCTATCTGTGCTGGTTGGTATAATATTTTTTAATTGCTTAAGTGTCGAAACAATATTTTTTTCTGAATCAGTTAAAACATTAGAATTTTCCTCTAAATATTTGTCCCCTATTTTTGAGGCATTCAGTAAATTATTTGTTCCAGATCTTCCAAATGCCTTTGAAAATATAAGTTCGCGTTGATATCTTTTATTAAGATCATTAAATGTTGGGGACAACCATTTCCACTTATCATTAGAATCTGAAAGATCTTTAAATGATTGTGATATTGCATCCTTTAAAGGCGTAAGCTTGTTCCTTAAAGCTGTGCTTCCGCTATTTATTTCTCTATATATTTTTATTGCATCAGAAGGAGATTTAGGAGCGTCACCAGATAAAATCTTTTTCATAGATGGGGAAATTTCTTGCTTTAATGATGGGGTAATAGAATCCTTAATATTATTAACCGCATCTTTCCAATATTGTCCATTTAGAACACCAGAACCAGAAGAGAGTTCTTGATTTTTAACATTTTTTGATAAATCAGAAAATTCATTTTGAAGTGGTGCTAATGAATACTTTCTGCCAAATGTATCTTGCAATTTCCCAAAAAAATCACTTCCTGGAGACAAAACTTTATCGATTACAGTTTTCGCATAATCAGAAATTTTCGGTGATAATATATTTTTAATTCCTGAGTATGCTCCAGAAATTCCCTTTCCTGCCAATTCCCCTCCTAGCCCAGAGGCACCCCCAATCAATCCAGCTATCTGTCTGTTTCCACTTGGAGCACTAAGAGCTGAGCCTATTGCACCTCTTAATGTTGCTCCTGCTATACCCTCTAAAGGCATTCCTGGTATAAGATATGCTGGTGCAGATCCGTATAGATTTCCAATAAATTTTCCAATACGTGTTGCGGACGTATCCTCATTCTCTGGAGACAGGAATTGAGTTTTTGCTGTAGCTAGTTTAGGAAGCTGATACTTACTTCCTGATTTCTCAATAATCCAATTGATTAAGTCCACAGGAGAATTTTCTACAGTCTGAACCGTTTGAGCGCCCCCTTCTAAAAATCCAGAAATTCCTCTCAAAAATGCATTTAGTGTTGGAGGTGCATTTAATTGAGATAAAGTATTTTTATCTAAAATCTCATGACTAGAATATTTAGGTTCTAACTGTGATAGTATATTTGGGTCAGTCACTTCTTTCATTTTTCGTACCACTTTCCATTCATTTTAATATACGTCTTTGACCCAAGCGTTCTTGTGTCAGTTATCACATTGGGTTGGAATTTATTTACGGGTATCCCTGCAATCTTAGCTTGATCACTTACTGATTTTGATCTAATTTCAGACTCACTGTTTAAAATATTTCCAATTTGATTAATGGCAGACCTCCATGTTGAATCTGGTGAAAATGGATAAAGACCATTGATTTTATCTTCTAATTTAATTAATGAGGCAGCTCTTGATCCAGAAGATCCCTTTAACATATTTGCTATGATTTGAATCATAGATTGTTTGACATTTTTATATGAATTAAAAGAATCGATCGGGTGCATTTTTGATCTTGAGCTAAGAAAATTAGATGCCGATGGCAATAAGTTATCGTTAAATACTTTTTTTGCTATTTCAACATTTGCAACAAGTTCTCTTTGAGCGGGAGTGCTAAATAAATTTTGTTTAGCTTGCTGTATCGACAGCGCATCTTTTTTTTCTGTTAAGTCTGCTAATCTTTGTTTCTGTGCATTTTTTGCACTTTGCTGATTCAAGTAAGAAACAACTAGCTTTTGCTGTGGAGTCATATTGTCATTTATTGGGATCTGTTCGTTATTTAAAACAATGCTAGCTAATGATTTTTTAAAATTATCTGGTTCATAGGCATTCCTTGTTTCCTGTGGCGAACTTGGAATAGAGCTATATGAAAGATTCTCTGAGCCTTGATTGCTAGCTTGAGATGCATCATTCATTGATGGAGCATAACCACTTGATGGCTGCGAAGGAATATTTGATGAATTATTATTACCCTGGGCTGAGGGATTTGAAAATAAAGAAAGCGCCATTCCAAGCGGAGTCTTAGCGTCTAATTCTGGGTGCTGTAATCTATATCTTAACAATTGCGTCTGTAGATTCATCTGTGGAATCTGTGCTTGAGTATATTGAGTCTGTGATTGCAATGCATTTGCTTTTAACTGATTAAGCTTATCCATCATATCCTGAATAGCAGGATATCTTTTATTTTCCATAGATTGTTTATTTGCCAATAATTGGGAAATCCTGGCTCTTCCAATTTCTGAATATTGGCCCAGGGCTTCCTTTAGCCATGAAGGTCCTACTGAAAATTGTTCAACTGGCAATACCATTATAAATAACCTACAACAAACTTAATAAATATCCGCCCAAAGATTGTCCTCCTGACTTCCCAAATCCGCCCATTCCTAGAGCTCCTAAGCCAGACCCAATTATATCCCCAAATAAGTTAGACTTAGACTGTTCCTTTGCCTGCTCATAATTTGCCTGATTCAACAAGTTTCGTATCCTGTCATCTGCTAGCATATTTCTCTCATTTAAGTCTGACTGCTCTAAGTTTCCAAGTCCCTGTAGACCACCTGAATATAAACCAAGCGCTCTACTTAAATAATCACCATAATCTTTATTTGCAGCCTGATCTGCTATATTTGCTGATTCGTACTGAGCTGCTGGAGTTCCAAGCATTCCACCAGCAGATGCAGCCTGATTTGCTGCCTGAAGCGATTGATTGAGCTGATTCTGATATCCTGGAGATTGCGTATATTTACTTCCAATTCTACCTATTAAAGCTGATGGATCGCTAAGCAATGAATGTAGTTGATTTAAAAGATCATTGTGCTCAGTAAGGGAAGCCCTGGAAAATGGACCGTAATAGGAGTTTGCCATACCAGGTATTTGGTTTAGATAATCTTGTGCTGACATAGTAAAATCCTATATTAAAGTAATTGTTTAAATGTTTTATTAATTCCAATGTATGTTTTTCCATCATTGGTATTAAATATAATTCTTCCGTTTCTCTCATTTTCAGTTATTGACTCAAAATCTTCTTGACTTAATTCTTCATATGTACTTAAAGGCTTATATGTTGACTCAGTATTTACATGCATAGATTTTGTGTTTTTATTATATACAAAAGCAGCCTTATTGCTAGGTTTATTTAATGCTGCGTCTATCGTTTCTTGACTTTGCTCTGGCATTTTGTATCCTGCATTGCTTAATATAGATTGCATATTATTAATAATAAGATTGAAAAATGACATCCATTCATCATTAACATTACCATCTTTGTTTGAGATGGGCGATAATGGAATATTTGGAGTATCCATTAAAAAATCTCCGCTGTTGCGCCAAGAACAACAAACCTAGATTTTCCCCACCATTCAAATTTAAAACAAAAAGAATTGCTAGAACCCAATGAATCAAAAGTTATCATGTTTTTACGCAAGCCGGACTGTCTAATCTTTTGTAAAACAACGTCAGAGTATCCATACCCTCCATCATAAGAAACTGATAGACCAATTTTCTGATCATTATCTGATGCACCAGACTCTTGTATAATATTTAATGCAGATACTCTTTTACTTTTATTGTTTTGAAATATTAGTGGGCTACTTATTCGCTGCCTTGGTATTTCGAAATTTAAATCATTACTATTAGATGATCCTAATCTATAATCATAAGTTTCTAATGAATCGCTCATTTTATACAAACATGCGTCTATTAAAGAAATAAAATAATTATAGCCATTAAAAAATACTACTTCTTTCGCTATATGGAAATTAAAATCTTCATTTGTTGTAGTATATAATTTTTTTGTTGTTAAATCATAAACAAAAGAATAATTGTCGTCTAAAAATGTTATATGGTAGAATATATGTCCAGATTCTTGAAAAATAAAACCAATAGAATTAGACGGATTATTCATAGAACTTATTTTAAAGTCAAGACCATCTGAAGATATGAATTCTGGTTGTCCACCTGTAGAAACTACAATAGATGCATTTGACTTCTCATTAGATGCAAGCCAAACGAGATAACCAAATCCCTGTGATATTGTATTTTTACTTAAACATCCATAATCAATTGATATTGCATTGTTTCTTTGATATGGAAATAGTGGTGAACCAACGTTATGCCATATTTCAGTTACTTTTTCACCAAATACAAATAATTGTCTATTAAATTGTATTGCCGCAACTGCTATATCTGCTTTTGTGGATATTTCTCCAACGTGCTGCGCATCATCAGGCCAGATTAGCGAATTATTTAAGTCAGACAGTCTCCATCTTTGAGAATCTGATTCTGGAGCTATTAAATATCCATCTTGGAATGTTATGTATGATGGGCTAAAGTCTAATTCTTTTCTTAAAAAACTTTTAGATTTATAATTATATGAATATATATAGTTGCCATCTGTTATTGCTATTTCATAATTATTATTTTCTGCTATATATACTTCACCGAATGAAGTTTCTAAAAATCCTATGGTTGCGATCCCTAGTGATCCTGTAACAGAGAATACAATATTATTAACAACCACAATAAGATGATCATATCGAGTCGATCTAAAAATTCCACGCGATTTCCCATTAGTTAAAAATTCTATTTCTTTTTTATATCCAGGATAGCAAACTAATGCTCCATCAGAAATAAATAAATTTGTTGTCTCTGCAAAAGATTGCTTTCCATACCTTCCAAAAGTATTAGATCCAACAACATCTATATTTACTAAATTTTTCATGGATACCACCCTGTACCCAAGTTTGCCATTCCATAAGAAACACAAAGTGATGGATTTAATATGCTTTGGAACCTATTGACATTTCCTGGCCTTGAAATAGAGTAAACCATTTTCCCTAATCTAATTAGTTCTCTGATATTTTGATCGCTAAATTCATGCTGATAAAAATCACACATTTTTTTAGCTAACGCATATTTTAAATATGATATATATAGTCCACCAAAAACCTGATACAAATCATCAGTATTTTTTAATGGAGATACTGAAAATTTTCCGGCTATTTGGAACTTGTAATCTTGATTCGTAGAAAAATAAATATTAATCAATGTTCCATTAGGCTGTCTTTGAGCATAATATTCATAGGGCAAAGATTGTATATCTTGAATATAATTATCATCATAAAAACCTCTAATTCCTTTTGGAATTAAAGTATATATAACAGTGCCAATAGCAAATGTAACTAAAGAGCATTCTATTAAATTATCAACAAAGAAGGATGATGACCCAACAGGGACATCAACCTCTTTAAATGTATAGTATGGTTGCAAATTTCCAGTGGATTCTATTTCGAATAAAATATCATTTAAGAATCGCAATCCATCTGAAGATTTTTCGCCATCAACTGTCTGAAATCCTCTTCCAACTATTCCAGATAAATACCATGCATCATTTACTACTTGCTGAGCAGTTGTCATTAATATGACTCTGGCAAAATAAATGACATAGCATATTCATCGACCAGCGTTTTACCCCAAATAGCATCATGTACAATACCTTTTTGGTTTTCACCAAATTTTGAACCATAATACATTCTCATGCTTACTCCAGTATCAGGATCAACAAAATTTGAAGTTTTAAATGGATCTTCATCTTGCAGTCTAGGCATTGCTAAATATAGAGCTTTTCCCTGAACCATTAAACATGCTTTATGATTTGGCAAAGCTTTTAATTTCATGTTCGCTACTACAGGGGTGCTGATATTTCTATTAGCGTCTGTTGATGTAGAAATCAAAGCAGGGTAAATATTTAAAGTTGCTTTACCTGTTCCATCTGTACCGGCATCTGCTGTTACGCGAACCTGAACTTTGCTAGCAGAAACTTTATGGCCAACTCTAGTTAAAAATCTAATGTTCGATACGCCTGAAACGCCGTCCTGGAATGTCAATTTATCATTTTCTTTAAATGCGTTTGCATCTGATACAGCCGCTGCTACAGTAACATTTAATTGAGTTCCATCGGATGATATAGAATCAACGACGATATCATGACCAGCGTTACCAACAGTTCCAGCAGTATGTAATGGCAGTAGATTTGATCGATAAAAATCACATTTATCAAAAGATCCGATCATCCAAGAATTAAAATCTTTTCTATTTTTATCAATAGTAAATTGATTTAATCCAGTATTAATGATTTCGTTAACGACTGTATCTGCTATATAAAAATCAGTTTGACCCGCAGTCATACCATAATTTCTAAGCTGTGTTAATGCTTTTGCAAGCTCTCCATAGGTATTTGGCGAATTAATTCCATCGCCATAGTGCCGATAAGTATTTGTAACTGCCAATGAGGCAACATCAGATTCAATTTGAACTGACAGCTCAGCCATAGCGCCCTTACCAACGGTATTAAGATATTCATCAGGAGAAAGATTAAACACTCGCTCTTGGTTTGTAACTGCATAAGGAACGCTCACAGATTGATCTACGGTGATCGTATGCTTTCTTTGCTCAATTGTCTCAAAGTTGCCAATCACCAATGAATTTTGCGCATTAAATAAGTAAGGAAGATCAAACGATACAGAATCTCCTAGGTTTCCAGTAAAGTTCTGGAAATTCTCAAATCTTGTATTTGCTGTTCTAATAAATGCATTATAATTTAACAGGTATGCTAAATTACTTTTTTGAAACGTTGTTACCTTTTGTAAAATATTAGCCATTTTTTAAATCTCATAAATATAATTTATACAAATATTTATGAGATGATGGACTAAACTCTATATTTTTCTAGGTAACTACTAAAATCATCAGATTTTTTATCTTCAGGATGACTAACGCTATCTGGAATTGATGATAATGGACTTTCAGGAGCTGTAATATTATTTTTCTTTAGAGATTCTGAAATATGTTTCAGCGCCTCTTGTTGCATAACCCCATCTAATCCTCGTATTTGAGGCAATAATAATGGGTTTTTTGCCAAATGATATAATACATCCCCAGCATTATCAACATAATCAGAGGCCAACAAAATATCAGGATAATTATTTACAAAATCAGCCTTCCCAACAACCGAATCAAAATCAGATTTACCTTCTTTTGATTTTTCTATTTTCTTTGCTAGCGACTCTATTTTGCCAACAACTTCTTTTTCTTTTGTCTGATATTCGTATAGCGCTCTTGCTTCCTCGGCAACCATTTTTTTAATATCTTCTTGGCTATAATTTGGATGAGATTTTTGATTATTTTTTGAATCAAAAGAATAATTCTCATTATCTTCACGCTCAGAAGACAGCTTTTTTAGTGCCGCTTTATATCCCTTGCTATACCCTAGCTGAATAGATTTTTGTATCTTTTCATTGATACTTGAATCATTATCAGATTTTTCGTTACTCCGTAAGTCGTTTCCTTCATTCTCAGTAGCTTGTAAATCATCTTGATGAGTTTCCGTAGAACCATCAAATTTATTATCAGATTCACCATTCATAAATATACCGTTATCTTTACCTCGATTTAAAGGAAAACAACATATTGTTGAGTCACGCCGATACCCAAGCGATGGGAATTTATCCTTACCAATGTCTCTCGCCTTTCGGCGAGAACGACAAAGGGAGGGTCTGTAATCTCCCAATTGATGGGAAATTTTAGCGGTCCAACGTTCGCTCGCTTTTCAGCGAGCACGAACGCAGACCACATATTTAAAACTTAAACCATTTATTTAAAAAAGTCAACAGTTTATTTCTTTCTTTTTCTCCCAGCAGCACTCATCTTAGCCATTTTTTTAGCACCATACTTTTTCCTTCCGATGGATGCCGCTACCGCTGCTGGGTCTTTTGCGCCACCAGCTGCAACTGCTTTCTCTAGTGCTGCAAATCTTTTACCAGAGCCAAGCTTGCTTTTCTTTGCTACTTTTTTATAATTATCTCTTGCTTTTTTTGCTTTAGATGTAGTTTTTTTCATTTAAATCTCCACATTAGATTTTGTTAAAATATCAACAATTTGACCCATCCTTTCAGCCTGAATTTTTGCTTCTTGAGTCGCTATTTTTTGCTGCTCTATCATACTTTTCTCTATTGACTCCAGTCTTGAGTCAACCATTTTAGACACATTAGCATGAGCTTCTAGCTCATCAATTTTCTTCTGATGGAGAAATTTTTGTTCCTCTAGAGCTAGTTTAGCCATATCCTGCTGATGAGAAAGCTCTATTTTTTTGTTTTCTAGCATAATCGCCTGCTGTTCCGGCGTTGGCATTTTGGAAGAAACTCTGCTTTGCTGAGATTCTGTTTGCAGGTACTCTATTGTCATATTTTTTAATTCTTGAATTCCTCTAATGTCAATATTATCTAGCAATACTGGAAGTCCTTTTGAGTTAATAATATCAGAAAAAGTTTGTGACTGTGACATAAGGGCAAGAATTACTTTTACCGATCGTGATTTCTGTATATCAAGATTAGCTCCTGGAGAGACGGTAACCCCTAACATACTTTTATCATAATTAAAAGTATCAGAATCCACATTTAAAAATGAAAAACCTCCTCCTTGATTGGGGATTTTGATTAATTGAGGAAGAGAATACACAGACGGAATTATGTCCTTTAAAATATTGCAAACCCATTCGAGAGAGGATATGTATCCTATCATATATGGCATACTAGAGGCACTTGATTGTGTAGCCCCCATTAATATAGCTTCTCCTGAAATTTCTTTATTACTTATGCCAAGTTCTGCCTCGTACGCTCCAAGAGCAGCTTCTATATTCTTATCGCACAACTGAAATGCTTCTAAATATTGAGGATTAACTGGTTGAGGTGGAATTTGAATAGGAGGAGCTAATGGGGTTCCAGTTATTGTATCATTAGGGTTATATTCCAGTATGTCTGCTTTTTGAACATTCTTCCAATTCTGATCGTTTTCCGGAATTGCACCTATTGGAGACAAAAACAAAGCGGATGTTTTCTTGCTGATAGAAGATGCAAACTCAATTCCAACGAAATTTTTTAATCTCTGAGCGTCAAAAACATTTTTCAAGTAAGACCTTGTTTTTTGATTTCCTCTCAAATATACCGAATTTCCATCTATAAAAATAATCGGAAGATCAGAAAAATAAGGAAGCTTTTCAACTTTTATAATCTTATTATAGGTTAATGTATATTTAACTATTTCAGTTTCATAAGATTCCCTTTCAGAAACTAGTGTTGGCTTTACTGGAAGAGCTGCCCACTCTTCTTGTTTCTTTGTAAGATCATCTGCTTTATATGACTCTCCATTAGACATCAAATATAATTTAAATATTACTTTTTCTTTTTTATAGTATTCAACTATAGAGATCATTTTTTTCTCTGAAGAATACCACTTAAATCCATTTTCTGCTTGTTTTCCAAAAGAGCTATTTTTTAGATCATCTATATCCACATCTTTATATGTTTCTTTAAATGTATTTTCATCAATAAATCTGTACTCAAATACATAACTTCCATCACCTTTATGCTTGCATTTTGCCAGCGGATCAAAACCAACAAGAGTTGGGTCAACTTTTTCAAATACTATTTTTTGATGAAAATCTAAATTAGATCGATAATCAACTCTTAATTTCCATGCAGAAAATCCACCGGACAGCAAATCCCGATATGTTTTTGTCTGCATCTCAAAATCACTAAGAGTGATATTTTTTATGATTTCCTCTACTGCCTTTATTGTTAAAGGCAGTACTGCGTTAGAATTTGCTTCTACCTTGAATGATGGTCTTGTTTTTGCAAACTCTCCACATAACCTAGAAATATAAGATTCTATAACATTAAATGTGAGTGGAGGTTTTTCTAGAGCCTCACAAGTATTTAGATCACTTTCCGATAAGGTGCTATCAAATATAAACTTCTGAGAATACCAAAATGAATCAATATTGCTTTTAAAATAATCGTAAGAACATTCTATATTTTGTCGAATGCTAGATAATTCTTCTTGATCTACTTTACGTACTTTTTGCATTATTTCCCAAACACCGATATTTTTGCTTGAAATGGAGTCCTATTAGTTGGGACTGCATGAAATACAGAATCATTACAAAAAGTAAGGGCCATTGCATCTGCAAAATCTGGCGAATGTCCTAACTTTGACTTGATTAATGATTTGTCAACCAGCCTAAACCTTCCCTTATTGTCAAATTGATACTGTATAGACATCAATTCTTTTATTAGCATCGAATTATCTGGTATATTGACAATACCGTTATTCTTTTCCAGAAATTCAGCTAATTCAAAATACATTTCAGCACGTTTATTTGCATAACGATCTGCATTTTTAGCTTTTTCAGCAAAATTAACACCGATCACGCGCGCTGAAACTCTAATACTATCATCATTCTTTAGAAGATCATATACACCAGGCATCCCAGTTTTGTCAATAACGACGTCTGCCTTATTGAATGTTAATATAATGCTTCTCGTCTTCCCGTATACAAACGACGTGTCCTTGCCTTCCATAACATCTAAAATCTCAAAGGTAGATCCTTGCCTTTTAACAATAACTGTCTTGTCATCGCCTTCCCAAGCCGGATCAATTCCAATAATTATTGGTCCATTTTTCTGGATGGCGGTACATTTTGATGCTGAAATTATATACTGCGGCATAATCACAGAATTTGAAATTGGCGCGCTAAATGCTTCTTCTGGGTTAATTGGATATTCTCTCTTAAATCTCCATTCACCATCACGACCCATTTCTGATATTTTTGACCTTCGCCAAAATATTTGTTCTTTTGAAAGATCATAGGTTCTGCTTAAGAATTCTTCTTCTTCAGTTAAAGGAAAATCTAACTCATAAGACTTTTTATATTCATAATGCTGATGCCACCCCAGGAAGAATGGTTTATATTCCGATCTTCCATCTACCGCATCATTCCATTTTTCGTGAAAATAATTGCCTATATCGAAAGCTGTTGATTCTAATATTATTTCTGTTCCATCTCCACCAGGGATAGATTCCATAATTCCTGCTACATGCTCTTTTGGATTTGACCATCGAGCAACTTCCGACCCATGAAAGTATCGCAAGGTTCCTCCAACTCCAACACCAACGGACCCAGCCGTACCAACTTTATAACCAGAGTTGATAGATTCAAATAATAGACTACGCCTATTATCGCTTTTAACAGGAACTTTAAGTGGATAAGGCATGTGTTCGTAAAAGCATTTCACCATGCTAAATAGATTGTCAGTAGTATCTGATAAATGGGTTAATATGAACGTTCTAACACCACTTTTGAACATGGTTTTTACGAAAAAACGAGCAGCCACATACGTTGATATGCCAAGTTGCCTTGCTTTTAAAATAATAATTCTTGCCTTTCCTTCTTTTTCGATCTGATCATTAATATAATTATGCAATAGAAGCTGCTCTTCATTGAATTCGAATGGAGCGAGTCCATTTTCTTTAGTAACTATTTTTAGGTACTTTTTTGAAAATTCAGGTAGATCATTGACGATATTTGCAAGCTCTTTATGCATTATTTTGCAATGTCCTTAGATTTTATAAGGTCAGTAAGAGATAATACATTATTTGTTTCTAGTGGCTTATACAGACCATGAATCTTAGCAACTTTATCGTAGCATTCTAGCTGTAGTTTTAAGGCTGGTATATTTTCATGAGTTTCTGTTGCGTCCTGACAAATTCTCATAATTCCTTCAGTAATAATTTTTTGATTAATATTTACACAATCAGGAATAGGTCCCTTTCCTTTACAATACTCTTTAACAATATTAGATTCTGTAAAAAGTGCAATTGCTTTTGCGGCAACTTCTGAGCATTCTGGGAATCCAAAAACAGAGCAATATGACTCCATAAGATTTCCAGAATCATAAAACTTATCCACAAATTGTCTAATTTTATCATTAAAATTTTCCACGAATTGATATTAAAGTATTTCCTAAATATAATCAATTCAATGAAAGCACAATCAGAAGCAGATATTCAAAAAGCGATAGTTCAATATTCAAAATTGATCCACGTGGATCAATATTTGATATATATTCCAAATGAGCAGATAGTTTTTAGCACGTCATCAAACAAAAAATGGGGGTGGTGGAAAAAGCTTAAGGCTATGGGGTATAAGAAAGGGGCATGTGATTTATTTTTAGCAATTCCAAACTTAGATTATCATGGTCTATGGATGGAAATCAAAAAGCCTGGAAATTTTGCCAGCCAGGAGCAAATAGAATTTATAAAAAACATGGAAAATGTTGGTTATATGGCAAAAATAATTTACGACATCGACACTGCTATAAAAATAATATCTTCATATTTATCAAATAGATAAAAATATTCAACTGTTCACGGGGATAGAAAATCCAGAACAAATGATAAAACAGTAAAATTACTAATTATTTTTATTATATATTTCCATTGCATCACTCCAAATTTTTTTCTTTTTATTGATATCTTTTTCTTGACAAAATGATTTATAGCAATCTTGTTTTTCAAACCAACTAACGCGACTTTCCAGCAATAACCTTGGATGACATTTCGGGAGATGCGATTTAGCATATTTTATACAATTGCTATCAGAATGCGATACATAGCCGCCATTGATAAATTTCTCTTTATGCTTAGAGTACACGCCCGAGAATCGTTTTTGTGCCTCATAGGCGTTCGCTTGATGTTTAATCCAGTATATATCGCACTCCATAGCCACTGGTTTGACAATAGGGTGAAAATTCCAATCTCCTTTAACCGCAGCGTTATAGCAATCCAACATTGATGGTACTGTACTAGATTTAATTTCTACTGGTATTCTCATAAATTGTATAGTGTTTGGTGGATAAGAAACGTATCGATCATTTTCTTTTGACTTGAGGTAAGAAATTGCTTCTCGTATTTCGCCTTCTTTCATTTGAGACACAGCGTTTAACCAAGCCGCAGCTAAAACGGAATGATTCTCATTATCTGAATATGCCTGTTTCGTCCATACAGGCCCGTAGAGCGATTTAAAAATCTCAAATATATATTGAACTGTTTTTGCTGTTCCTCGTCTCTCAGAAGGGTATATGGAGCTTTCCTGGGATATATTCTGCAATTTCTCCATTTCGTTTTGCGTTTTGTATGTATTCTCGGGTTTCTCGTTGAGCGCGCTCGTAATGTGTTTCGTTGTTTCCATTTCTGTTTGTCCTTTTGGGTGGATTGATATTGTTGTTCATAAATCTTTCGATTTGGCTAGAATCGCGAAGTATCAAAGAAATATCGTCGTAGCCATTGTCTACGTTCCATGGGGTCTTAGAAGCTCCACTAATCGCGTTTAGGATGTCTTGTTCGGAATATCCAAGATTGAATGCTTTCAAAATCGATTTTTTACGTTTGTCGTCGAACTTAGCGCGATGATGATTAAATGAACATTTCCAATGCTCAAATATTTTGTTTAAAGAAACATTGTCGTCTTTCTTTGCTGTATTTGCTCTGCTATTTTTTTGCTCAAACTTGATATTATTATTACTAGATATAGTTTTAGATATAGTTATAGATGTGTGCCCTACTTCCTGCCCTACTTCCTGCCCTACTTCCTGCCCTACTTCTCCATACTCTTGTTGCAAGTCGTTGTTTTTATTCTGTAAATTTTCTTTTGATCCTGCCCTACTTCCTGCCCTACTTCCTGCCCTACTTAGTGCCCTACTTATTTTAGACGTACTTGTCCCTTGATAATAAATTATCTTTAAAATTAATTGATGTTTTTGTGAATTAGATAGATTTTTTATTAGCCCTACTTTTTCTAACTCTTTGATAATACATCGAGATTGCTTATAAGTAATGCTAAATTCAGCAGAACCCTGAGTTTTTTCTTTATAAAGCGATTCCCTGAGCCACTGGTAAGATAGTTTTCTCTCTTTACCAGCTATTCCCGTGCTCCAGCTCATAACTCGCTTAAGCTTAATGTACGCAGGATAACACAAAGGATTTCTGCATGCATCCAATAAGTATTCTTCTTTTTTTGTAAGAGAAATGTATGATTCTGACATCGTATAGGCTTAGCTATTTTGATTTTCAGACGATTGCTCAAGAGACTCCATCCATTCGTTGAGCGCTTTTTCTGTAATGAATCGTCGCCCACCAATGAATATGCTTTTTGGGCCTTTTCCATGTTTCCACAGATTGTATAGAGAAGCCTTGCAGATAGGCACTCGTTTTAAAAAATCAGCTACGCTAATTATTGAATTCATAAATGTTTATCCTATTTTGTAATTAATTAGACTAAATTATAATAATCCATTACAAAAAAAATCACAAGCGAAAAGGAAGCTTTTAAAAAATTCGTAAAAATATAAAATAAGTTAAAAATAATTATTGACACTTTCAAAAAATAGGTTATACTATACCTATCTGATGCAAAAACAGATAAAAACAAAACAGGAGATCAAAAAATGACAAAATACGAAGAACATGTTCAATTTTGCAAAGAACAAAAATTACCAGTTTTTTGCCCAGTAAATGGAAATTGCCACTGCTGCGGCAAGAATGTTTTTGATAGATATTCTGCGGAAGCATACATTACTGGATGTCCGTTTTGCTGCCGTAGTTTTTGTGATTAACAACATAAGGAGAATTATAATGAGTAGTGCATTAGTAAGCATCAAGGAAGCATCTAAGTTAATGAATGTTACAACGAATACAATATTAAATTGGGCAAAAGGTAGTGGAGGGTCGCATAAAGATTTTCCATCACTTATTTATACAAACAACAAATATGGTCAAAAAGTTAAGGTTGGGTTTTTAAGATGGGAAATATTGGAATATATGAAGAAACATAAAATGGATTGACTATGAGAAAATATTTGGTATAGTATTTATATATGCCACTTTGATAAATTGAGATTTGGGATCAATTTTAAATCGAAGTGGCATTTTTTTTACAAACAAATAACGAACGCGGCCCAAATATAATGTAATTTAATTAATTTGTTCAAGTATTTAAATAATAAACATAAGAACGCTGTATTTAGGCCATAATATATTATAAAAAAACGAAAGGAAAAGATTATGTCTTATTGTGCAAAAAAATTTATCAAAAGCCACAGTGCATTAATGCTTGGAAGTTAAACAAACAACTTCTTAAAGAATATATGAACAGAAACGTAATTGATGAGTTCTTTTGTAGCCCTGATGGGAATTTAGTAGACGTTCCACTTCTGAATGTTTTTACTAATCAAAACAATAAATATTATGCTTATATGACAACTTTAGAAGGACGTATGGAATGCCAGGAGAATGATTGGCTCGTTCAAGGATTATGTGGAGAATTCTATTTTATTAGAAATGATATTTTTGAAAAAACTTATAATGAAAAATAGAAATGGTATAGTAATGTGTAATGCACGAAATACTATATATCATCGATATATAGTTGGAAACAAATTAACTAATAAAAATAATGGCATTAATTATACAATTTCAGTAGTTAAGCAGTTTGAAAATGGATATTTATATGTTTTTCTAGTGGAAGATGAATGATTAAAATACTTCACCAATTTCACTAACTTATTTTATCAAATAATGCCTAGGCGGAGAAACTGAACGATCCACTCTAATAACTCCTGCTGATTCTAAAAAGGGACACATTTCCAACCATTCAAATTTGTGAATATGAGAATACTTATAAACGTCCTTTAATCTAAAATAATTATCTTTCCTCTTAATTTTCTTTAGGACTTTATACATTTTAATGTATATGTCAGTTTCTATTTTTTTAATAGATTCTACTTTTTCTAAATCTTTTACGAAAGATTCTCGGTAAAATCTAATTTTCTTTTCAGCGCATAGTATATTATATGAATTTATTTCTGTAGCATGTGGATTATTAATAAGAGATTCAGACAAAGACCATTTCATTACTTGTTCGATATGCCTGGCCCATAAATTATCATTTGGAACTTTTATATTTTGAATTGCGTTTTTTGCGCAATCTGTAAAGTTAATTATTATATGTTTATTAAGAGATACACTATATCGAGTAGAAACGATTTGATGCCATTCGATAAATTTTTCAGAAAGAATTGCATGCGGTTCAAAATTAATTGACGGCTTTTCTCCAGTTTGCGCAACAATAAATCTATTGATAAATCCAGTTGCTTCTAAATTATGCTTGCCTTTAAACAATGGATATAGAAGTTCTGGAACAGTATCTCCAACTAATGTCAAGGCAGGCCTTTCAATAACCTTTGCAGAATTTTGAACGCCGCTACCCTCTACATATTGGTTATTTTGATAAATAGAATCTGAAGCATCCCACAGATTACATATTTCTGAGAGCAGTTGTCTTTGAATTGATCCGCTAAGCAATATTTGATTGAGAACCATTCCAAATTCTTTAATTCGCAAAAGTTTTCGGAAAGATGCATTATCGCTATCCATAAGCTCAAAAAGAGACCTTTTTGCTGTCGGTATTGCTAGTGTAAAATCATTATGTATATTTAATTCTAGGCAAGCTTTTTGTAATTGTTTTAATGGCCCATCTTTACCACTTCCAGTAGACCCAACAACAATAAAGTATAAATTTGTTGTATTTTTTGCATTAGTAACGTAGCGCCTTGATAGAATAAATGATATTAATGCCATTGCGGCTATATTGCTAACGTCTAAATTCGGATATATTGAAGCATTATAAAAATATTGAACTAAATCATCCCATTTAAAAAATGGTTTTTTTATAGGAAATACAGAATCATCGCAATTATTTAAAAATTCAATTGTTTCGTTAGAATTTATTATTTCTTGCGCACCAGATTTTCTAATAAAATAATATTTTTTTCTTTTTTTTATTATTTCTATAGCATAATCTGGTAGCGCAGAAAATATAGACATTTATAATTCTCAATCTTTATAAAAGTTAGGAATTAATTCAGATCTCCCAACTTTACCATCCGATGCTTTTTCAATAACATATGCAGTGTACGGAGACATTCTTTTTACTCTGTAAGAATATCTAAGTGTTGACAAAGAAAATTTATCATTTGTAATAGATGCGCATTTTTTATGAAGATTATTCATATTTCCAAATTCTTTTACAATACCCTCAAAAACTTTGATGTCAAGGGCAAACAAATGCTCTTTATTAATTTTTTTCATTGTTAGTCCTCATTCTTTGGATAAAAATATATAATAACATAAAAATATTAACAATAAAACATAGTTTTTATTTTAAATGTTTAAGGAATTTTGTATAATTATTAAAAAATATAGTATGAACCCAAAATGAGTTTGTATAACTATCGGCCAATATGCATTGTTTGGGGCGGTGATGTTAATGCCGATGATGATTTTGCGCTTAGATAGTCTGCCAAAAATGGTCATCTCGACGTGGTGAAATATCTCGTCGGGAATGGTGCTGATATTCATGCTGAGTGTGATTGTGCGCTGGTAGAGGCTTCTCTTAACGGTCATCTTGACGTAGTGAAATATATAAAAAAAATAGTTGCAAAAAATTAAAAATTACGTTATATTTATAAAAACCAAACAAGGAGAAACCAATGATTAATTATTCTGAAAACCTTATTTCCGCTGCTAAAAATGGCGATCTTGATGAGGTGAAAAGCTGCATTGAGAATGGTGCCAATGTTCATGCTGATGATGATGGTGCTCTGAGATCGGCTGCTGCAATCGGTCATCTCGATGTCGTGAAATATCTCGTCGAGAAAGGTGCTGATATTCATGCCGATGATGATTATGCGCTGAGATGGGCTTCTGAGAAGGGTCATCTTGATGTGGTGAAGTATCTCATTGAGAAGGGTGCTGATATTCATGCTTGGGATGATTGCGCGCTGATATGGGCTGCTGCGCGTGGTCATCTCGACGTGGTGAAGTATCTCGTTGAGAAGGGTGCCAATGTTCATTCCGATGATGATTCTGCGCTGAGATGGGCCACTGCGTGTAATCATCTCGACGTAGTGAAGTATCTCATTGAGAAGGGTGCTGATATTCATGCCGATGATGATTATGCGCTGAGATTGGCTGCTCGAAATGGTCATTTTGAGGTGGCGAAGTATCTCACTGCACTGGCTCAATCTCAGAATCAAAGCGGCAAGCGCCACCCTAAAAAAAATATTTAAACAGTAATTAATAAGGAACAGGAATATGGAAAACACAACCGAAAATAAAAATGAAGCTCTAATAGACGCCGCTAAGCGTGGCCGTCTCGACGTTGTGAAATATCTCGTCGAGAACGGTGCTGATATTCATGCTTACGATGATTATGCGCTGAGATGGGCTGCTGCAATCGGCCACCTCGAATATGTGAAATCTCTCATTGAGAACGGTGCTGATATTCATGCCGATGATGATTGTGCGCTGAGATCGGCTGCTGCAATCGGTCATCTCGATGTCGTGAAATATCTCGTCGAGAAAGGTGCTGATATTCGTGCTCGGGATGATTATGCGCTGAGATGGGCTGCTCATAATGGCCATCTCAATGTGGTGAAGTATCTCGTTGAGAATGGAGCTGATGTTCATGCTTACGATGATTTTGCGCTTAGATGGTCTGCAAAAAATGGTCATCTCGACTTGGTGAAATATCTCGTCGAGAAGGGTGCTGATATTCATGCTCGGGATGATTTTGCGCTGAGATGGGCTGCTGAAAATAGACGTCTCGACGTTGTCAAATATCTAAAAAAAATAGTTGCAAAAAATTAAAAATTACGTTATTTTTATAAAAAAACAAAAAGGAAAAATCCATGCTAACAGAAAAACAAAAAGAAAACAGATGTAATGGGATTGGTGGAAGTGATGTATCCGCAATACTAGGAATAAATCCATATAAAACTGCTGTAGAACTTTTCAACGAAAAGGTCAATAAAGATATAAATTCAGAAGAAAATTTCTCGATTAAAAGGGGAAATGCGCTAGAGCCAATTATTATGGAAGAGTATGAAAATATTACCGGTAATACTGTGTACAACCACGGAACAATATATGATACAGAGCATAATTTTTTATTCGCAAATTTAGACGGTTATGTTGAAGATGAGAGAGGCGAAATAAAAATAGTTGTTGAAGCTAAATCAACAAATCGTAAAAAAATATGGGGCGAACCAGGAACAGATCAGATTCCTGATTACTGCTTAGCACAGGTTGCCCATTACGCATATATCACAGACTGCGAAAAAGTTGATATTGCGGTCGCATTTAATGATTCAGTTAATTTGTATTATTACAATAGAAATGAAGAATTAGAAAAAGCAATAAGAAATAAAGCAATAGAATTCTGGAATTTAGTTATAAAGAAAATACCTCCTGCCCCAGTATGTAAAAATGATGTTGAGTTGCTGTATAAATGTAATGGATCATCTATTGAGGCAGATTATGAGATTTTAAAAGAGCTGGAATCTCTTACTGAAATAAAAGAAACGATAAAAATTGCTCAAAATAAAGAAAAAAAGATAAAAGACAAAATAGCTATATATTTAAAAAATAATGAAATATTAACATATCAAGGTAAAACTATAGCGACATATAAAGAGCAAAAAGGACAACAAAGAATAGATGTAAAAAAACTAAAAAAAGATCTGCCGGATATATCGAAACAATATACAATTTTAGGAAATTGCCAAAGAAGATTGTTAATAAAGTAATAAACAAAGAGAAAACAATGATTAATTATTCTAAAGAGCTTATTGCCGATTCTAAAAATGGCGATATTGATGAGGTTGAAAAATTAAATTTTCGTTTCGAGAATGATTATGCGCTGAGATTGGCTGCTCGAAATGGTCATCTCGATGTCGTGAAATATCTCGTCGAGAATGGTGCTGATATTCATGCTTACGATGATTATGCGCTGAGATGGGCTGCTGAAAATAGACATCTCGATGTCGTGAAATATCTCGTCGAGAAGGGTGCTGATATTCATGCTTACGATGATT